TTATATCTATCATCGTCAAAAATGCTCTCTAAACCATGAACCTTTTGGTAAATATGGTTCTCTTCATCTACATCAACACCATCATTCTTATCAACAAAACGACTATTATAATATTGTAATTTTACATTGCTTTTGATTTTCCTTTAACTTTTGTATTCTTTGTTCTATTTCAAATAACTTATCTTCTAATTTTTTAAAGCCTAAACATGAAAGTAATCTCCTAATTGAACAAGTAACACATTTATTCAATTGTTTTTGTATTTTTGCTTTTTTAATACATAACATAATTATTTCTATTCCTATTTCTTCTAAAACAAGATCCATCTATATATTAGTAGATTATAATTATATTCTTTGAATAATTTTATGAATATAATTATTTTCTTTTAATCCATAAATCATAATCAGGTTGACCTTTTTTAATTTGTTTTGGATTACCCATTACAAACCCATAAATCCTACCAAAAGCCCATTGCTCAGGACTTAACCTCATATTTTCTGGAAATTTTTGTAAATTTGGATTTTTTGAAAAATCTTTTTTTAATCTTACAGAAGACAATGAAGTTTTATGTGCTCCAATACCTCTATTATAAACTTGTTGTAATATATTTTTTTTAAATCCTGTAATTTTTGAAATATCTGATATTGAATATGATGATTTTTCTAATTTATATTTTTTTAAAAATTTTTCTCTAAAAGTACTCATTATATTATTCGGAGAATAAATTTATAAAATTATACAAAGAATTAAATTAAATCTAAATTATATATATATATATGAGTTCTAATTATATAATTGAATTAAATCAAAATGATACTAAAAGCAGTGTAAGGGGAAATGGTGATTACTCGGTTAATATAGATAAAAAAACTATTTTAAATGAAGGCGATAGTATTTTATTAAATAAATGTTTTATAGATACCGTTGCTCAAGCTAACGATGTTATAAAAATAACCGAAGATACACCATTAAGTATAGAATTTTCAAAATATGTTTGGAATATATCAGGTGATAGTCTACAATTAAATTATAACAATCAAGGAGCAAATAATTTACCCTATGATTCAATGGCCTCACCATTGCTTGTTTGTAAAACAACAGGTACTCCCGTACTTCAAATAGTGGAGGTTGATTTAGATGTCGACGATGGTGGAAAACCATTTGGTAACGATACCGTTGTAACTTTTACTTATACAGATTTTGAAAATGCTCAAAGAAAAGGACAAATAACATTAGTTGGACTTAGAACACAACCTCTTATTTTATTATATTTTTTAAAAGTTGGAACAACACCTACTATTTTAAACCAAGCGGAAACATTTAAAGCAGCAAATGTAAAAGGCTTAACATTTAAATATCAAACTATTAATGATACACTTTATGTGCCAGTAAATTATACTGCGAATTTTACATTGCCTGCAGGCAATTATAACCCTGTAGAACTAGGATCTATAATTTCTGATGGATTTCAGACAGCAGTGGCAGCAGGAACTGAATATAGCGGTTCATTGTCAGATACAATACAAGGTAGTAATTCCTTATTTAAGACATTAAATACAGGTGACGTTTTAATACCTACCGAAAATACACAGAAAGCACTTAATAATAATCTACAAGATTATGCCTACCAATACAATGTAACAGCAAATAATAAGGTTTATGCTGGAACTAATCAGTTTGCTTTCGAATGGTTACCTGAATATAATAAATTTGCTTTTAGTACAATACATACACCGCTTACTGATAGCAATGGAAATCCAAGTTTTAAAGGAGCTCAAGTAACTAATAATAATGTTGTACCTGGTGTTCCTCAATCAAGTTTCGGTAATGCTGGAAAAGTTAGTTTAGTCAGTAGTTATAGCGGGATCATGTTTAATAGTTTATCACCTACTTCATTTTGGGAAGATAATCTCGGATTTAAGGTTCAGGATTTAACCAGCTGGAATACTAAAACTTATTTACAACAAACATCAGATAATGATTTAATTTTCCCCGCTTGGAGTTGGAAACCTGGAACTTATCAAACAACTGGTCAAGTTTTATTAGCTGGGCTAACAAACAAAGGACCAAATCAAATAACACCTATTACTGGTGCTGACTTTCAAACAATTTATACAAATATTTCAGATTCTACCGAAATTACAGCCGCAAACCAGATTTTAAATGCGAGAACAACGCCACAAACTAGTTATTTCCTTATTGAAATTAATAGTAAATTTAAAAATGATTTTATTAGTGCTTCTGAGAATAATAGAAATATCCAAGCTATTGTTAGTACATATTATTCAACAAATAGTTCAACCATTGGTAATAGCGAAGATGCTATTGTGTATACGCACCGAGGATCTCCGATTGAGTTATCTGGATTCGATGTGAGAATTCTCAAAGACGACAAAACCATATCATCAGACATAATTAACAACAACAACGTTATATTTTTGCAGGTTGTTAGAGCGAGTCCAAATATAAATCAAGATAACATGATTACAAATAAAGTATCTAAAGACAAAAACATAAATAAAAGTAATTAAAAGTAAAAAATGCCCGATTATCAAAAAAGTAAAATATATAAAATTGTATGTGATGTAACTAATTTAACTTATTACGGATCAACAATACAACCACTTTCAAAGCGGATGGGAGAACATAGAGCAAAAAGAAATGTATGTTCAACTAAAGATATGATTGAACCAAAGATATATTTAGTTGAAGAATTTCCGTGTGATAATAAAGAACAATTATTACAAAGAGAACGATATTATATTGAAAATAATATATGCTGTAACAAGCAAGTCCCATTAAGATCAAATAAAGAATATTATGAAGATAATAAAGATAAAATAGCAGAATATTATTTAGATAATAAAGATAAAAAAAAAGAATATCAAAAAGAATATCGTGAAGCTAATAAAGACAAAATAGTAGAATACAAGAAAGAATATTATGAAGCTAATAAAGATAAGATAGCAGAAAGGGATAAAGAATATCGTGAAGCTAATAAAGATAAAATATCAGAAAGGAGGAAAATAAAAATAAAGTGTGAGTGTGGTTCAGAAGTTAGAAAATCTGATATACAACGACATAAAAGAACTATAAAACATATTAATTATATAAATAAATCTATAACATTATAATGGAAAGTAATAAATATAATAGACAAAATAATATTGAAAAAGTGTTAAGACCAGATAAGCCAAAGAAACAAACAAAGAAAAAATTAAGTGAATTATTTTTTGGTTTTAAAAATAAAAATAATAAAAAAAAATAATCTAAAAAAATTATATTATAATAAAATCTAATTTATTATAATATAAATGAGTAAAGTTGTACGATTAAATAGTAAAGAGAGTGGCCCATTTACCACCTCAAATAATATCGTTCATATGACAATCCCCCAGGGGATGGTTGTTGATATGGCCGACTCATCTGTTGAGGTTGAAATGCAGGTCACCACTGATACAAAAGCTATTCATAATGTAGAAGTCAAATATAATTCAGCGGACGTCCCATTATTTAACTCATGCTTAATTAAAAATTCTAGAGTTGCTGGACAAATGGTTGGCCAATTAGAAGAAATAAATAGAGTAGATTTATTACAGGGAAGCCTAAAACATTACGAAATGGGTAGAGCACAAAAGAACTCAATTCAATACAATAGTCTTTATCAGTTATATAATCCAAGACAACAAAAACTCTCCCCATTTAGAAATTATATCTCTAATGGTACTGTAATTTCATCAGAGCAAAAAGCACGATTTAAGATCCCATTATCAGAACTATCGGGGATTGGGGAAGTTATTAACCTAGATACAAATAAAACTGGAGATTTAACATACCGATTAGAACTTAATACTGATAAACTAGCAGCAAACACATTTGGCGATGCTTATGAACTATGTGATGATTTGCCAACTGGTGCTCAAAATGATATTCGAATTACTCAAGCTTACCCAGGAGGAAATGCCCCTTTTTATGTTGGTCAAGTAATTTCAATTCATGGTCAAAATAGCGGAGCAGGTGCTAGTATGTTTAATCAATTAAGGACTATTACAACTATTGGATATAATAATCTAGGAATTGCCACAATAGCTTTAAATAATCCATTACCTGATGCGGGTGCTGGGAATACTTACCAAAATGTCTTTTGTTATGGTGGGACTCAATGTGCTGATATTCCTCAAAATACAGTTGCGACAAATACTCTTACTTTACAAAATTTTAAAAATATCGATTTTTGGGTAGGATGTCAAGTAAGAATTTCAGCAAATCCAACGGGAGGTGCTTTACTTGATACGGTTGTTTTTAGAAATGTAACTGGAATTAATTACGATAATGCTACAGGAGTAGCAACAGTGACAGTTGATGGAGCCGCTATTTTAGGTACAGGTGCTGGCGAATCTTACTCTAGTATTTTTATGACAATTGATGTAAGAGGATCATATACACTTAATCAACCAGCGGCACATAATCCAGTTGCTGCATCATTATCTTTTGATCAAGTAGATTTAGTAGCCGTAATGGCAAATCCAGAAATTCCAGTACCCGATGAATACAGATATTCAACATATGTTTTAGAAAGACATTCAGGTGCTAATGTTTCTAATTTTAATCAAGCATTCAGCCTTGAACCAATGTGTGATGGTGTTATGATGACTTTCTCCCCTGATTCAAATGAAACTCCTTATAGTGTTAACGATGTGATTACCGATTACAGATTAAGATTAAATAATGTAAATCTTAGTCAAAGAAATGTAATTATTGACAATCCTTTATATTATGATGATATTCTTAAATTTATGACTAATGATGGGAGAAATTTAAAAAATTTATTAAGAATTCCATCAGTAACTAATGCTAATCTTGTAAATGCTCAACAAAATGGTCAAAGAAATGTAATTGTTTGCTTACCCGCTCCATTAAGTGTCCAAAATAAAATTCTTCAAGTGAATATAAATTGTAGTACTGCTGGTGTTAATATTGTAAATTTATTTAAATCTGTTCAAAAATCATTATAATAATATTCTTCTCCGAATAATTATATTATAAAAAATATCTAATTTATTATAATATATGAGTAATAGACCCGTAGAAGCTAGAATTTTTCCAACAAATACCCGTTCAAGTTATAAGGCATTTAATATTGTCGACTTTAATGTATCAGTTCCAGGTCGGAAAATTGTATGTAATTCTTTTAAATTACAAGGCAAATTACAAGTTTTCAAAAATGGTACTGTCCGAACTATATCTACAGATAATATTTTTATAGATCCTATGGTGGGAGCCTCCGCTATGTTTCAAGATTTTACAACAAGTACAGATAATCAAGGAGTGTTAGAAGTATTTCAAAACCAGCCGAGATATGAAAAAATGATGCTTAGTGCTATTCAAACAAATAATGATAATTTTAATAGTCATAATGCTCAGATGCTTAGAACCTCAACTTTACCAGCTGTTAGAAGTTTAATTAATGGCGAAAAAAGAGTAGGTACACCAACAGCCAACCCAAATGTAAATGAACTATCATCTTTTTCAGTCAAACCAGTTTTTATTTTAAATCAAACCTCATCTAAAACACAAGGTGGTGATGTAAATCTTCAATCATCCAAAGTAGGAAATATCATGATTTCTGTTAGATTAGCCCGTGATAGTGATGTTTTATGGGGAACTGATGTGGTCGCTCAATCTAGTTATCAAATTACTGATTTATCATTAACTTTTAAACATGTTCCAGATGATGGAGTTCAAAATCCAATTGTGATGCGCACCAAAACCGCAATAAGACAGACAATACAATCATCGTTTTCAAATTTTGCAGCAAACGCAAATGGCCTAATAAATGGTTGCTCAATGTCATTTTTAAAGTCGTCGGACGAAGGAAGTCTAAATGCTAATACACTTGCTTTAAATGAACCAGAAAATGTAAGTAATGTACAATTTTTAATGAATGATAGTCAGAATCAGTTGCTTACTTACAATTTAGAAACTCAACAGAATATTTTAATGAATTATTTAGATAGTATATCTCAATCGGATGAGAACGCGGCACAACTTTGGAAATTGAAGGAGAACGAGTCTTACGGCATTGGGCTGCCTTTTAGAGAATTCATCGATCTCTCATCTAACAGGCTGTCAGTAAATATTCAGAGCGGTATCGCTACTCAAGGAGCCGCACCTTCATACGAATTATTTTGTTTTTTAAATGGTACACAAGAAATTGAATAATTCAATTAATGTATAAATAAAATATATTATAAAAAATATCTAATTTATTATAATATATATGTCATTTTATACCAACAGTATTGTTTCAAGGGAGGTAGAACCAGTGTTTCATACCTCACAAAGAACAGAATTTAAATTAGGTGGTCCTGACGAAGCTCTCTATTTACCAACAATGCGCATTTGCAATTTGGGCTTCACAACCACAACTGGTGGTGCTAGTATTAATAAAGCAGCAGGAGTATTATCTTGCATAAAAAGGATTGAGATTTTAGATGGTAATGTTTCTTTAGAAAATTTTGTGAACTTCAACCAATATGTTGGTTTCAGAGAACAAAATAGAACTAATAACGATAATTTAAGTCAATCAGAACAATTAACTGGAAAAGATTATGGTTTTGTAAATCTCTCTGATACTATTGTAAATTTAAATTTACCCTCAACTACTACAAATAATGTAAGCACAACAAAAACTGGATGGTTATCTTTAAGGGATTATATGGCTTTCTTAAGTGATTCAAATGAGGTCCCTTGTAAAGTTTTTAAAGATTTAAGAGTTGTAATCGAGTATGATAATAATATGTCTAATCTTTGCCCTGGCTCTGCCGATACATTCAAAGAAATTGTCCGACCATTTATGGTGGTTGATGAGGTTGTTAATTCAGAATTAAAACAACAAAGAGAAAATAATTATAAAGGCGTTACATATAGGCCGATGGAGTCTACACAATTATTTTTACCTGTTATTGCTGCTGATACATCGAAGACTTATACTTTAACTGGTTTTAATAATAAAACAATTCAAAGAATGCTTATGGTTAAAGCACCAACAACAACAATTAGTACTAATAGTTATGGAAGTCTGTGTTCTGTTAATTTCTTAAAACCATCATCAAATTTAACCGTTAATGGTTCTCAGTTATTACCACAACCAATTGATACAATCGCTAAAGAGTTATCATCTGTTTCAGAATCTTGGGGTGATTGTAATTTAGTTTTTCCATATGCTTCAGGCGATCCTGGTTTATCTGTAGGTGTAGATATTGGTTTTAATTCATATGTAAATTTTGATGTAAACTCATTTGTTCGTGAACTTCAGTTAAATGTATCAAGAGGTTTTGATGCTGACGGTTATTATTCTCAAGCAATTAATCTTATATTATACGGTGAAGTAATTAAAAATGTAATGGTTACAGGCTCAACTTATACTGTAGGCTATGTATAATCATTCGAAGAATAAATTTAATAAATATAATATTTTAATAAATAATATATTTATTCATAGAATTATTTTAACCCATCCACAAAATTTTTATCGAGTGCCAATTTGGTGACGATGGATCATCTTTAGTTAGTTTTCCATCTTTATCTTTTATTCCTCTTGCTCGTTTTAAATAATTTTCTTTTCTTTTTTTATCATTATGGTCTAATTTAGACCATATCCCAGTTTTATCTTTAAAGTGCCCATATCTAGAATCGCCAAAATGGACCCGTTTGCCCTCAACAGTAGTAACTAATTTTTTATTCTTTTTATTTGATTTTTCATAAATATAATTTCCTATTTTTATCATTATATTTATTCATAGAATTTAATTATATTATTATATATAATATATCTATAAAATTCTAAATGTAAAATATTTTTTATTCTATCTACAACACCTAATTTAATATTACATTTGGAACAACATACATTTCTTAAATAATTACAATGATGGCAATGATCTAAACATTTTACATTAGTAATTTTTGTATATTTTTTATTACATATTTCGCAATTCTGCGAATTATTATACCTATCAAAATCACCATCTAATAAAGTAATATGTTTATAACGAGTATTAAATGATTTTTCTGTGGAATAACAATCTCTTTTTTTTTTATTAATTATATCTTTATTTTCGTAATAATATACCTTGTTTTTTTTATATATTTCTTCTTTGTTTTTTGCAACATATTTTTTGTCATATTCTCTTTTTTTATCTTTATTTTTTTGAGAATATATTTTAACTTTTTCAATTATCTTTTCTTTGTTGTTTTGATAATATTTTTGTGCTGTTAGTTTTTTCCTTTCTTTTATATCCATAATGAATTGAGATATATATATATAACAATCAATTTTAGTTTTTAAATGTATATATATTTTTCGAAGAAATTAATTCTTTGAATACATTTAATTAGATAATGTATAATTTAATGTAAAGGTATTTGAAGTATTAGAGTTAACTAGTTTAACATATTGTAATTGTTCAGATGTTTGAACATAATACTCATAATTTCCATTTACAGTATTTGGATAAATCTCTTGCATAAAATAAAAATTAACATTATCACTACTTGTAAATAATCTTATACTGTGATTTCCTGAACCACTACCATAGATATTAATAAATTTAAAAGTCCCACAATTAATTGAACTTCCGATATCAGCATTAGCACCTACTGTTTGATTTGTAACTATATTTACTTCTGCGGATCTAATATGTTCTGAAAATGTTATTAACCGACCAACAGTATCAATTTTTAGTGGATGTAAATTTAAACCATTTTTTCCATATACAAGTACTTGTTGTGCTACTGATAATGTATCTTGATTACCTACTGAAATTTCATTAGCAGAAGTTAATAAATTAAAATTTCTTCTAACTTTTGTATTATTAAATCCAACTAAATTTACAGTCGAGTTCATGGTATCTACTGTCGCTCCCGAATCTGAAGCAACGACAACAAATAAAACCTCTTCTGAACCTTGATTAGGTCCTAATACTACTTTACTAGATAATTTTACTTTTCTATTTGTAAAAGTCATATCTGGTAAATTTTCACCATAGTAAACAATTTCTTCACCAATACCTACTACATCATCTAATGCGGGGTTATAAGTGTAATTTATTCTAGTTCTAAAAAAAGCGCCACCGTCACCCGCTCCTTGTGGCTTTGTATAAATTTGTAAAAATGGTACAGAACTAACTCCTGTATATCTATTTACATAACCTCTCCAATAAACACTATTTATTTCATCTAATCTAAAATTTTCTTCTAGACCATTAAAAATATAAAAATTGAATTTAGTTCCAGCAACTGAATTCACACAATTCCAACCTGTTCTATTTTCTGTATCTTTTTGAACAACACATGTTGTATCTGCTTTTACAGCAGTGCCGCCAGCACTAGTTAATAATACTTGAGCATAACCATCACGATTATTTGGTGCTTCTATTTCTTTTAAAACTTCTAAATTAATATCACCCGCACTATAATTTACAGTTCTTTGAAAACTATAATTATTAATTAAACCCGCAGAATTAATAACAAAATTTTTTAATAATAAATTATGATTATCAACAGTACTATCTGTTTCAATATAAATTTTAGATATTTCTTCATATACATTTCTATCACCTTGAGATAAGGTATCATTAAACACTAATTGAAACATTCTTTTATTATCATATTGAAACGGTGGATTAAATGAAAAACAGGTAATAAGTTCTTCTGAGTGTAGTTGATCAGATAATTCAAAAACCCATTTTGAATGATATAAAGGGTCAGCATCTCCACTACCTGTCGGTTTACTTTGAATTATTAATCGGGGATTTCTTGATATAGTTACATTAAAACTTTTAAATTCAAAACCACAAGAACCAATATTTGAATATTTAAAAGTTTGAGAACTTCCATCATATGCTAAAACTTTTAATTGTTGCCCAACTAAATTTGATTTATATTGCCATCCTGGTTCATTATCTACATCGGCTTGTGGAACTGGTTGTGAACCTGAATAGCTATATCCATCGCTTAAATAGTATGTTATTTCTGAAATATTAGACATTATATATATATAACATAATCTAGATATTATTATTTAATTCTTTACAAGCTTTTTATCTTTTGGAATGGCTAATACTAAAAATATATCATCATTAATATATTTAATTCTAAAACTATCTTTAATAAAATTATGAGGGGGGTATTGTCTAAATCTAAAAAAATTATTTGTTTGTCCTGCCTTGTATTTATCAACTGTTTTACCTCTATAAATAGAATTATATCCTAATTCTTCAACTTTTTTATTTGCTTCATTTACTGTAAATTTATCTTTTTTTAAAACAATAGATTGAACTATATATTTACTCATATATATATCTATTCAGAGAATTATATTTAGAGAATTATATTATTATTCGCAGAATTAAAATTTATAATTAAATTTATATATAATATTCTTAAATTTATAATTAATTTCTAGGAATTAATATAATGCCACGATCTGAAGCTATGGTCCGTGCTCAAAAAAAATATTTTGAGAAAATTAAAAAAGAAAATGGTGAAGCTTATCAAAAATTTAAAGATTGTTTATCAAAAAGTCGTAAAAAACGATTAATGATTATAAACAGTAATGAAGCCATGAGGGAAGTAATGTTACAAAAAAATAGAGAATATCAGAAAAAAAATTATTATAAATATAAAGAAGAAATATTAAATCAAATGAAAATTAAAAATGAAATAAAAAGAGAACAAAAAATGTTATCATATCCATTATTAGAAGAAAATGATTATTAATAATTCTGCGAATATAATAATTTTCCTGAATAAAATAATCTAAAATATTTAATTCTCTGAATAGATATATGAGTAAACTTATTAGATTATCAACAAGTGATAAAAATCTTTTTTTTGATAACAATTTTCAAGCTAATATCGAAATAAAACCTAATTCTGAAATAGGGTTATTAAATTGTAATTTTGAAAAAGATGAAGTGGCAGTTACTGTTACACAGAGTGATTTTGCGAAATTTACAATAGATTTAGATACAGGTATTCCTGGTTCTAAAACTACTTATACTTCTAATCCTCCAGCGGGTAATTATACCTTAGCTACTTCTGACCAATTATTAAATTATATTACAAATGATATTAATAGTCAATTAGATTGTTTAAATAATGGAGGGGTTGAAACTGTTAATGAGAAAAATTTAGGCTCAAGATTTAGAATCGATACTCAACTAGATAATTATGTTGAAGCACGGTATGACCAAGCACCTATAAATACAATGTTAAATTATGAAGACCAATTTCCAGATAGTGTAGTTAGTGCTAATGTTTCTAGAGAAATAGGTGAAATTTACTCAGTAGATGCTGTAAACCAAACAGGGATAATTAGGTCGTTTGATTTTTCATTAGAACAACCAATTGATAGAAATAATTTAACTCAAAATCAAGAAACTTCAGGTGGATGTTATATTCTTAGTTGTCAAGTTAATAGTATAGTTGCTAATTCTACTGGTTGTACCTTTGGTGTGGTGGAAGATTTAAATGCTGATTTAAACGATTTAACAAATTGGGAATATGCGATTGACATGAGAAGTTCAAATGATCTTTATCAGACTGTATGGGGAGCTGATGGTGTTGAAGATTATACAGTTAATCCATCTGTAAATGATTTATTAATTTTTAGAATGAATCATTATGGAAGCCAAACAGGTAAATTCGAGTTAATTTTATTTAATGCGGCTAATCCAACTGGTGTAGTTCTTAAAAGTATTACAACAGCTACTGATGATGATTTATTTCCCGTTTTATTATTTAAAACACAACCTACAAATGCTACAGATAAAATAAAATTAAATGAAGTAAAGATGGCGGCATTTAAAACACAATCTTTTGATTTTGGAGATTTACAAAGTAGAAATATACAACCTGCTGAGCCTACCGTTGCTGCTAATTTAGAAGAATTTATTGGTGCTCAAAATTTTGAATCATGTAATTTTAAACTTGAATTATCGGAAACATTAGCTCAATTTTTTGGATATAAATCAACAAATTTAATTTTAAATAATTCTATTAATTTTAGAGTAGATAGTGATTTTACAATACAACAGTATGAAAAATCGGAAGCATATATCATTGAAATGCTTAATATTCCAATAAATTCATTTGATGGATTTAATAAAATTGAACAAAGAAAAAATTTATTATATATGTTTCAAAATGATAGAAATACAACTCAAAGCGATGTTAAATTCCAAAGTCCACAAGTACAATTTTTAGAAATAGGTAATGCTAATTCATTAAATTTAAGAAATATTCAATGTCGAATTTTAGATAGCGAATATAATAAAGTAGCAGCAAAAGGTAATAGTAATATTACATTATTAATAAAATAATTATATAAAATAATTATCTAAATTATATTATATATGTCAAATTCAAAGATAAATGAAATTTTTATGGTTAATGATACCGATGTAACAACAACAAATGATTCAGAAAATAATAATACTACTGAAGTGGAACCAAAAGTAAAAAAACAAAGAAAAAAAAGAGAATTAACGGATGAACAAAAGAAAGAATTTAGAGACCGAATGGCTGCTGCTCGATTAAAAAAAAAACAAGAACGAGAAGCTAAAACATCGGAAGTTCAACCATCGGAAGTTCAACCATCGGAAGTTCAACCATCGGAAGTTCAACCATCGGAAGATCAAGCTAAAGAAGATAAAAAAAATTCGAAGAATATAACACGAGCGGTTGTTCGTAAATACAAAGAAAATGTTAATACAAAATTATTAAAAGAGGTTTCTCAATTTAATGAATTATTATCAGGATTAAAACAAAAAATGGAAAAGAAAGATAATTCGAAGAATATTGTTAAAAATAATTCGAAGAATACAGTTGAAAATAATTCAAAGAATATAGTTGAAAATAAAAAATCAGTTTTAGAACCAAAAGTACAACCAGTAGTTGAACAGCCAAAACCTAAAGTAATTTCATATGGTAGAAAGGGGAATAGATTTCCATTCTAATAATATTCTATGAATGTTTAACACCACCGCATTTACTTTCATCATTACATAAGCATATATGTTTTCCTTCCATATTTCTGTAAGGTTTATCTTTTGAAAAATCAAATAAAATAAAATCGTGGTTTGTTTCTGTATGATTCTTTATCATTTTCATAAATTTAGATTTATTTTCTAAATAATTCATGTCTTGTTCAATTACTTCTATTTGTTTATTTGATGATTTAAAAAGAATCATTGCTGTACAATTTTCTCGAGCTCCTGTACTTATATCTGTATATTTTTGAGCCGTAACTATAACATTAATATTAAATTTACGACCATTCATAAAAATTTTATTAATCATATTTTCATTTTTTCTACCTTTTAAACTACCAGTAAAAGAAAGATCATCAAATATAATTAATTTATGAGATGGTTTTTTTTTCTCTTCTATAGATTCATTAAAATCATCTTGTAATAAACTATATAATTCTTTTAAAATATCTTCATCAAATTTATCAAATAAATTTATTTTTGGTATATCCAAATGTTCAATCATAGTTTTTAATTTTAAATCCCCTTCAAGCGAACCAGAGAAAATAAATATATCTTCAGGACTTATATCATTTTTATAATGAATACATAAGAGATTACCTATAATTGAACTTTTACCACTACCAGATTTACCGATTATAAGTAACCTCATAGGTAAATCAGGTAAGTCTTTTTTTATAATTCTAAAATTATCCGATTTATCTTTCATTCTATAAAATTTTACCATATTTATATATTATAATATATTAGAATATAAATATAAATATATCTAATATATTATAATATAAATGGAAAATTATTTTAATGATGTGAGGTCATCGAATATGGCTATGGGTGAACAATCTTTTATTCGAGATAAAGAATATTTTGATGCTAATCAATCAGTAGAGAAACAACAAGAGAAAATAGGAAAGATTGATGCAGCAACCGAACCATTTGAGGTTTTAACTGCTCAACAAGGGTTATCAAATTTATCTTTAAAAGCATTAAAGAAACTAGGTTTGAGAAAATCTGCTGAAGCAATAGAGTCTATCAGGAAAAATGGTATTGTTAAAACAGGTATACAAACTTTAAAAGATAACATGAATGAAAGACTAAATGAAATACAATTACCAGAATTAGATAATGAGATTGTTAACCCAATGTTAAAAGTAGAACCTAGTTTAGAAGACCCCAGGTTAGCTGGAGTAGATGATGAAAGTATGTTATCCTTACAACAACCTAGAACAATTATGAATAGAGTTAGTGATAACCCAATAACTCAAGCACCAGATGATAAAATAAGTGCTGCTCAAGATTATAAAAATCAAGAAGCAGCCGCCCAACAAGCAAAGACAGATCAACAAGTTGAACAATCTGTTGTTGATCATTCCTCTGGTGGTGGGGGTGATGATGATGCTGGGGACCTTGAGGCGGGTTTAGAGGAGACTGGTGAAGTTGAGGCGGCCTCTGGTGGCCCTGAAGATGTGATTGGTGATATTGTAGCGGCGGGAGTTGGTTTGGCTAGTTTATTTGGTACTATCTTTGGAAGCAAGACTAATCACCCAAATCCAGTAGCACCACAGATAAATAGTCAAGTGGGATTTGGAATTCTCAGTCAGTAATTATATTGTTTTAAAGTAATAAAATAATATAATATTAGAGATGCCTAATTATAATAATTCATGTATATATAAAATTTTTTGTAAAGATAAAGAAATAAAAGATATCTATATAGGATCTACAACTAATTTTACAGACAGGAAAGGTGGCCATAAATATACTTGTAATAATCCAAATGATAAAAACTATAATATAAAAGTTTATCAATTTATTCGTGATAACGGAGGCTGGGGCAACTGGAATATGATTATACTTGAAGAAGTTTCATGTAATAGTAGAATTGAATTACATAAGATAGAAAGAGAATTTATAGAAAAATATAATAGTTCATTAAATATAGCGATTCCAACTAGAACAAATACTGAATACAAGAAAAAATGGAATCAAAATAATAAAGATAAGTTAGCAGAAAAGGATAAAGCATATTATGAAGTTAATAAAGATAAAATATTAGAAAAACATAAAAAATACCGTGAAGATAATAAAGATAAGATAGCAGAACAAAGTAAAAAATATAGAGAAGCTAATAAAGAGAAGCTAAAAGAAAAAATAACTTGTGATTGTGGGTCAGAAGTTGTAAAAAGTACTATACAACGACATAAAAGAACTAAAAAACATCAAAATTTTATAAAAGAAATATAAAAATAATATAATATTATAAAAAAATACTATATTATTTGTAGATTTGAGTAATAATAAAGTTTATTAATTTTATATGATATTGGCAGGGTTTACTACAAATAATATATAATTTTATTATTACTATAATATTATAGAAAATAATTTTACGAATAATTTTCTCAAATCTATTTAAGAAATAAATCTAATATATATTATATTATGGAGATTAATAAAAAGAAAGAGAATAAAAAAATTTCAAATGAAAAATATTATAGAACTCATAAAGATGTTGTTTTAGGAAAATTAAAAGAAAAGATTTTATGTACATTTTGTAATAAAGAAGTTAATAAAAGTAGTTATACCAGACATTGTTCAAGTACATATCATAAAAAAAGAAAAAATATATATGATAGCGATGATGAAGATAAAGCATCTTAATTTATAAAAAAAAAATATATAGAAATTTTAAATATTGGTTTAAGGAAATATATTATATATAGTATTATATAATATGTTTGCTCTAAATACTAAAAATGTTATAACTTTAAATGAAAAAGTTAATGAAGATGTCGCTCTAATGTGTTCTAAATTGACTTTACAACAGTTTAAAAATTTATTTGATTTATCATCAACTAAAAGACATGATAATTATGAACTTATGCCAGAATATAAAAAGGTTATTAATTATTGTAATGAGATAATAAAATCAAAAAATAATCATTGTATAAATTATGGATATACTGAAGGTAAGGATATAGGTAGATTACAATCTAAAAATCCATCATTACAAAGAATATACAACGGATTTAGAGGAATTTTATGTAATGGTAAAATGATTGATTTTGATATGTGTAATTGTCATCCTAAAATATTGTTAAAATTATGTATGGATAATAATATTAATTGTGATAAATTATTTTATTATATTCAAAATAGAGATAAATGTTTATCTGAATTAATGAGTGAATATGATATTTGTAGAGGTGAGGCTAAATCATCATTTTTAAAATGTATTAATAAAATAGATTATACTTTTAAAATAGGTAAAAAGAAAATTAAAAAGGATAGTTTCTTTCAAGAATTTGATCTTGAATTAACAAATATAGTAAAATCATTATATAAGATTTATAAAAAGGATGAAAAATATAAAAAATATATAACTAATGAATGGAACAAAGAGGGTAAATTAATTAATTTAGTATTACAAAATTTAGAGAATAATTATTTACAATATGCTATTAATGAATTAGTATATAATAAAAAATTATTAAAAAAGGAAGATATTGGAGTATTAATGTTTGATGGTTTCATGGCATATGATGATCCTACTAATTTAAATAAAAAAGACGAAATTATAATTGAATTAAATAATAGTTTTAAAAAATTTGATATTAAATGGGATTACAAAGAACATAATATTGAATTATTAGAACATATTGAAGATTTAGAACAAAGAGGTGAATTAATTCAAAATGATAAATTTGAAGGTCAAAATATAATAGAAATAATTGATTATATGTTAGATAATATATTAAAAAATAAATTATACAAAGATGATAATAATTATTATTACATTACAAATGAAAGAATTTTAATAAAAGAAAAATTAATTAAATCCGAATTATTCGATTTAGTATCTAAACAAAGTTATATTTTATACGATGATTATAAAAGTGGTAATGATAAAATGGTAAATGCTTCTAAAATACCTAAACATATCAAAGATATAGTTGAAGGTTTAATTGATAAATGCCAAAAAAATTTAAATTTTATTGATGATATATGGAATTTCACACAACATAAGTTATTTTTTCTAAATGGTTATTTTGATTTTAAAGAAAATAAATTTATTAAAAATAGAGATAATGAAAATAGTAATAAGACATTTATAAAAATAAATAGAAAATTTGAAAAATCAAATAAACCAGAATTAAGAAAATTAATTAATGATAAAATATTTTATCCTATTTTTACTTATAAAGATGATCATGAAAGAAAACAGTTATTAGATTACTTTATGTATTCAACCGCTCATTATTTATCGGGTAATATATCATTAAAAAGGTGGTCATTATTTCAAGGATTAAGAAATAGTGGTAAAGGAATTATAGGGGATTTATTAAAAAATTGTTTTGAAAAATATGTAATGACAACTAATAGTGGTAATTTTAATTTTAAAAAAAATGTTACTGATTCTCAAAAATCATTATCATGGTTAATAGATTATCAATTTGTTAGAATAGCTTTGACATCAGAAATTAGTATATATGATGATATAAAATTAGATGGTAATATGATTAAAAAGTTTACATCTGGGGGTGATTATATTATGGCAAGGAAAAACTTTCAAGATGAAATGGAGTTCAAAATACAAGCGGGATTAATTGTATGTTGTAATGACTGCCCACCAATAGAACCCAATGATGCCCTTGAATTTTGTGATGAATATAACATGAAAAGTAAATTTATAGAAGATGATTTTGATGAAGAAGATAAAATTAAAGGATTTACTTATTATAAAAAAGATAATACTTTGAAAGATGTATTTTTAAAAAGAGATGATATTATTAATGAGATTATTAATATGTTTATAGAAAGTTATTATATAGAATGTGAATTTCCCGATAGACTTAAAAAAGAAAATAAAATAGATAATATTGATGATGACCAATATAAAAAATTATCAGAATTATTTATATTTACTAATGATAGTAACGATATTATTAAAAATGAAGATCTTAAATTAATTATTAAACATAATAATATCACCTTTACAAGTAAGAAAGTAAAAAGATTATTAAAAGATATGGGGGCAAAAGATTTCAGAAATACAAAATATAGAGGGTTGTGTAATATTAAATTAAATTCAGAAGATGATTCAGAAGATGAGGAATAGAATATAATAATATTATATAGATAGTATTATTATATTTTTGTCATAAATTATCATAAATTTAAAATATCTCTTTTTTATAATTTAGGATGCTCTTATATTATACTATATTACAATGACAAATGACAAATATGACATCTTTTTTATAAACTTTTTTAAAATAATAAAATAAATTATTATTATTATTTTTTTTTATTATAGAATACTTTGAAAAGTTGAAATTTTCTCGTCATATTTGTCTTTCTTTGTCATAAATCGTAGACTGTTATATTTTATATAATGACAACTTTTTTATCTTGATCAAAAGTTGTCATATTATTTTAGGGAATCCCCGCACAAAATCATTTAAAGAGTAGTTTTTTTTTGAAGAAAATGA